AATTTACACCTCCCCACCGTTTAAAATAAACGATTATACAAATCAAAACTTATAAATTAACTTATTATTTCTTTACTAAACTTATAAAAACTGTGCAACAACTTCAAAACTTATCTAACCTATAACATATTCATCAAATACAAAATTTATGTATCTATTGACTTTTATCAAAATTTATGATTTGTATTTAAAATCTAATTTCTTCTATTAAATAGTATTTTTAAATTATTTAAACTTTTTTAAGAAAAACCATTGACAAAACTTTTAAACGTTTGCTATACTATGTATGTAATAAAATCAAGGAGGTAACAAAATGGAAAATGTACAACCTTTACAAACTTACATTTTTTTTAAAAAAAATATAGTTATTGTTATGGGTAATACATCAACTTATGAATTAACATTATTTGTACTTGAAAAGGACGATTTTGAACAATTAGATCATAATTCACCTAAAAAAAAATCGTTGATGAAATAAGGAATGAAATAAATGATTTAAGGAGTGATAATAATGGTTAATGTTGATAACGCACCTGAAGAAAAAGGGCAAGCCTATACTGAAATGTTGCAACTATTCAATAAGTTGATTCAATGGAATCCAGCTTATACTTTCGACAATGCTATTAATTTAGTATCAGCTTGCCAACAACTATTATTAAACTATAATAGTTCTGTTGTTAAATTCTTAAATGATGAACTAAACAACGAAACTAAACCAGAATCTATTTTATCTTACATTGCTGGTGATGACTCAATAGAACAATGGAATATGCACAAAGGATTTTATGAAACGTATAACGTTTACGTTTTTTAGAAAGGAGTGATATAATAATGAAACCTGATGATATTGTTACATTACGAATAAAAGGTTATATTCTTCATTATTTAGATGATAAAAATGAATATGTTGAAGAATTTATCCCACTTCACGAGTATCATTTATCAAAATCACAAGCTAAAGACTTATTACCTAATACACACAAACTTTTATCCACTACACGACATACTAAAACTATGCAAGTTTATTACAATGATTTACTACAAATTGCAATTGCAGAAAGCAAATAATTTAAATAAGAGGAGAAATAAAAATGACAAACGTAAAAGATATTTTATCAAGACACCAAAAAACATTAGCGAGATTCGAATTTGAGGAAAAAGAAAGAGAATTTATCAAACTATCAGAATTAGTAGAAAAATACGGTATGAAAAAAGAGTATATCGTTAGAGCATTATTCATAAACAATGAATCAAAATTCGGTAAACAAGGTGTTATCGTCACTGACGACTATAACGTAAACTTACCGAATCACTTAACTGAATTAATTAAAGAAATGCGTCAAGACGAGGACGTTGTTAACATTATCAATGCTGGTGAAGTTCAATTCACAATTTATGAGTATGAAAATAAAAAAGGTCAAAAAGGTTACTCAATCAACTTTGGTCAAGTATCATTTTAATACAATTTCATAGGGGATATTTATCCCCTATTTTTATGAGGTGCTAAACAATGGAAAAAATATACACTGCCGTATTATTATACAATGTATCAATTAATGAAACATATGAACATGAAATTGAACAATTCGAAAAAATAAATAAAGTTAAGGTAATATATAGTTATTTTGACACAAACTTTTACAAAAAAGGTGCATATAATCTTTGTGTAAAATACATTAAGGAGATATAAAAATGAAAATAAAAAAAACATTTAATTCAGTTGATTTAATCAACTATATATTAAAAAATAAAGATAAATTTAATGATAAAAAATATACTTTTGTTTCTAATAATAATAATTGTGTTGTAATAATAAATTCAGGTAATATTAAAATAGATTTTTTTGATGGATATAATTTGAACCAAGATTTATTTACTATTGATATTAATATCAATATTTATAAATATAGATTTGATTTACTTGATGTTTTTTATCGAGAAGATTTAAACCCATTATTTAAAAGGGAAATTTTTACAGATATTACTATTGAAGAATTATTATATTATTTTGACGACCTTTTTCAAAGTCATTTAGTAGTGTTTTATCAAGGTAAAATAATATATGATTATAGAGCATTGAAAGACCATGAATAACCTATTAGATATTATTATTGTTTTCCTTTTAGCATTTTTAATTACACTTGTAATACTTATGACAATGCATATACGTGTTTCATTTGGTGTTTTATTTACTACATTGATTATATTCTACATTATCTTTTTAGTGGTTATATATGGGTTATATGGAGGTCGTTAGCAATGCTTAGACATACGTCCGAAATGGATAAATGGAAAAAAGAAAGAGACGCAAGAAAAGAGCAGGAAAAAGAATTGTTTTTAAATGATTTTAGTACTGTTAATTTTAAATTTGATGATAAAGATTTACAAGAGGCGTACATAGACGCATGGAAACATTTCGCACATTTGCCCTATTTTCCAAAAGAAAGAAACGTGTCATATGTAAATGCCGTATCATTGGTAAGAGGTAAAAGACATGAACAATTAAACTATATACTTGAAATATATAACCGTAAAGATGAATCTAATAATAAAAACGCTAAAAAACATAAATATGCTTTATATGAATTACAAGCTAAAAATAATAATTCTTCTATGTATAAATATATTAAAGAAATTGACACTTTATACAAAGAAATTGGTAAATCAGACAGACCAGTGACTACTATTGATGATGAAGATGTGAGGTATAACTTTTTATATTATGCAACATTTGAAGACTAATTTTAATACTGTAAACGACATTATAAACTATTATAAGGAGCAAAAACATGGTGAAACAAAATCGTTTAGACATGGTAAGAGATTATCAAAATGCTGTCAATCATGTCAGAAAAAAAATACCAGATAACTATAATCAAATAGAATTAGTTGATGAACTCATGAATGATGATATAGACTATTACATATCTATTTCAAACCGTTCTGACGGAAAATCGTTCAACTATGTTTCATTCTTTATTTATTTAGCTATAAAACTTGATATTAAATTTACTTTATTATCACGTCATTATACATTACGTGACGCTTATCGTGATTTTATTGAGGAAATCATAGACAAAAACCCACTATTCAAATCTAAGCGTGTCACATTCAGAAGCGCTAGGGACTATTTAGCTATCATCTATCAAGATAAGGAAATCGGTGTGATTACAGATTTGAATAGTGCAACTGATTTAAAATATCATTCTAACTTTTTAAAACACTACCCTATCATTATATATGATGAATTTTTAGCACTTGAAGATGACTATTTAATTGACGAGTGGGATAAGTTAAAAACAATTTATGAATCAATCGACCGTAACCATGGTAATGTTGATTATATCGGCTTCCCTAAAATGTTTTTATTAGGTAATGCAGTCAACTTTTCAAGTCCTATATTATCCAATTTAAATATATATAACTTATTACAAAAACATAAAATGAACACATCACGACTTTACAAAAACATTTTTTTAGAAATGCGAAGAAACGATTACGTAAATGAAAAGCGTAACACACGGGCATTCAATTCAAACGATGACGCTATGACTACTGGCGAGTTTGAATTTAACGAATATAATTTAGCAGATGATAATTTAAGAAATCATATCAATCAAAACGGTGATTTTTTCTATATTAAAACTGACGATAAATATATAAAAATTATGTATAATGTTGATACATTTAATGCTAATATTATTGTTATACCTTATACAAAACAATATGAATTTTGTACTAAAATCAAAGATATAGATGACAATGTTATTTATTTAAGAGAAGATATGTTTTATAAAGAAAACATGGAGCGTTATTATTACAATCCAAGCAATTTAAATTTTGATAACGCTTACTCAAAAAATTACGTTGTTGATAATGATAGATATTTATATTTAGATATGAATAAAATTATAAAATTTCATATAAAAAATGAAATGAAGAAAAATATGAGTGAATTTGAAAGAAAAGAAAAAATATATGAAGATAACTATATTGAAAATACAAAGAAGTATTTAATGAAACAATACGGTTTATAGAAGGTGTGTAAGATTATGGGATTACTAGAATGCATGAAATATCATAAACATGAACGTCGAATGATTTTATACTGGGATATAGAAACATTAGCGTACAATAAAGTTAACGGACGAAAAAAACCAACCAAATATAAAAACGTAACGTATTCAGTAGCAATTGGTTGGTTTAATGGTTATGAGATTGATGTAGAAGTATTTCCTAGTTTTGAATCGTTTTATGACGCATTTTATACGTATGTGAAACGACGTGATACAATCACTAAGTCAAAAACAGATATTATCATGATTGCACATAACTGTAATAAGTATGACAACCATTTTTTACTTAAAGATACCATGCGTTATTTTGATAATATCACACGTGAAAATATATATTTAAAATCTGCAGAAGAAAACGAACACACACTAAAGATGCAAGAGGCTACTATTTTAGCTAAAAATCAAAATGTGATTTTAGAAAAACGTGTGAAATCGTCTATTAATTTAGACTTAACAATGTTTTTAAATGGATTTAAAATTAATATTATTGATAACTTTATGAAAACAAATACATCAATTGCAACATTAGGTAAAAAGTTGCTTGACGGTGGTTATTTAACAGACGACCAACTTAAAACAGATTTTAATTACACGATATTTGATAAAGATAACGACATGTCAGATAGTGAAGCCTATGACTATGCCGTAAAGTGTTTTGCTAAACTCACACCTGAACAACTTACATACATTCATAATGACGTTATTATATTAGGTATGTGCCATATTCATTATAGTGATATATTTCCAAATTTTGACTATAACAAATTAACATTTTCATTGAATATTATGGAATCGTATTTAAATAATCAAATGACGCGTTTTCAGTTACTCAATCAATATCAAGATATTAAAATATCATATACACATTATCATTTCCATGATATGAATTTTTATGATTATATCAAATCATTTTATCGTGGTGGTTTAAATATGTATAACACTAAATACATAAACAAACTTATTGATGAGCCTTGTTTTTCTATTGATATCAATTCCAGTTATCCTTATGTGATGTATCATGAGAAAATTCCGACATGGTTATACTTTTATGAACATTATTCAGAACCTACATTAATCCCTACTTTTTTAGATGATGACAATTATTTTTCATTATATAAGATTGATAAAGATGTATTTAACAATGATTTATTAATTAAAATCAAATCACGTGTATTACGTCAAATGATTGTAAAATACTATAATAATGATAATGATTACGTTAATATTAATACAAATACATTAAGAATGATTCAAGACATTACGGGTATTGATTGCACGCATATACGTGTTAATTCGTTTGTGATATATGAATGTGAATACTTTCATGCACGTGATATTATATTTCAAAACTATTTTATTAAAACACAAGGTAAGTTAAAAAACAAAATCAACATGACATCACCTTACGACTATCATATTACTGATGACATCAACGAACACCCTTACTCAAATGATGAGGTTATGTTGTCTAAAGTTGTACTTAACGGATTATATGGCATACCTGCATTACGTTCACATTTTAACTTATTCCGTTTAGATGATAACAACGAACTATATAATATCATTAACGGTTACAAAAACACTGAACGTAATATATTATTCTCTACATTTGTCACATCACGTTCATTATATAACTTATTGGTACCTTTCCAATACTTAACTGAAAATGAAATTGACGACAATTTTATTTATTGCGATACTGATAGTTTGTATATGAAATCCGTTGTTAAACCCTTATTGAACCCCAGTTTATTCGATCCGATAGCCTTAGGTAAATGGGATATTGAAAACGAACAGATAGATAAGATGTTTGTACTGAATCATAAAAAATATGCATATGAAGTGAATGGAAAGATTAAAATTGCTTCTGCTGGTATACCTAAAAGCGCCTTTGATACAAGCGTCGATTTTGAAACCTTTGTACGTGAACAATTCTTTGACGGTGCGATAATAGAAAACAATAAAAGTATCTATAACGAACAGGGTACGATATCGATTTATCCGTCTAAAACAGAAATTGTATGCGGTAATGTATATGATGAATATTTTACTGATGAACTTAATATGAAACGTGAATTTATCTTAAAAGACGCTAGAGAAAATTTTGACCATAGTCAATTTGATGATATTCTTTATATTGAAAGTGACATCGGTTCATTCTCACTTAATGACTTATTTCCAGTTGTACGTTCAGTGCATAATAAATCTGATTTGCATATATTAAAACGTGAACATGATGAATTAAAAAAGGCAACTGTTAAATAACAGTCGCCTTTTTCTTTTGAGATAACATGAAAAATGTGTACGAAAATTGATTATGTTTTGTATTTTATTTACTAGCATTACTAGCATGTTTTCATTATAGCATAGTTAATTAAGCAATACCACTGAAGAATACAATATTATCACCAGCGTTATGAGGAACACCATTAATCAATGTATATAATACAACCCGTGACGGTGCCACGTATGGTGGGACGTTATAGTTTGCTACTAAGAATGAACCATCGTCAAATACTGCTACAACGACACCTGTGTGACCAATGCCATATGCTGTTGCTTGTAAGTATGGTGGTTTACTTGAAAAACCATAACCAACAGTAGGGTTGTGTGTTGTTTTTGCACCTAACTTTTTATAGACGTACCATACACGTTGACCGTTTGTCACTTGACCGTCGTCTGTCGGTTGTCTTTTACCATGTAATTGTGACATATACGCCCATGTTAATTCTGTACACTGACCTGCATTACCCGTTTGAGGAAATATGTTACCTGGTTTGTATAAATATTCTTTTTTGAATAAAGGTACACCAATTGCTTTTTTATATTTTTCTGGTAACTGTGCGTATGTCCAGTTACCACCAATGACGCGACCACTTTTACCATTAGGTTTGACTGATTTACCACTAATTGGTTTATGGTCTCCGTCATCATCAGTAGGGTTTGAACTACTACCCCCACTATCTACTTGCACGCTATCAATCAGTTTTTTTAATGAATCTAGTAGCCCAATCGTCATTTTAATATGATATGTGTTGTTAAATGTTTTTTGTAATGTAAAATAATCATTACTAAAAAATTTATCACTACCAATACTGTGTACATCCCATTGTAATGCGTCTTGTACTTTTTTTAATAATTCTTGCATGGCTTGTTTTGCTAGGGCTAGTAATGAATTTCCTCCACTATCAGAACTACTATCAGATGAACCACTATTAGGTGAACCACCTTTACCGTCTATTTTACCACCCCACGCAAGAATAGTATTCGCACCGTCTAAAAAAGGATTACCATAGTTTTGTACTTTATTATATGACGCTTTAAGTCCTAGGGGATAATATGCCGCCCAAGTAGCAGCTGCTGTTAATGGAATATACGCACGTCCGATTGTACCTGCTTTCATATTTTTAGAAAAATCTGCATTACCTTTTCTTTGTACGTCTTGAGGTACAAAATGTACTGGATTACCGTAATCATACCAAGACGGTTGCCCAGCTTGTTTTGATTGTGATACTAATTTTCTTGCTATGAATTTTGCATCTGTTAAATAATCACCACGTGCAGACGTATGATTTAACCAACCTAAACCGGCACTATACCCTTCATTTTTTTCATATACAGCAAAAAGAGTAGGCGACACACCTATCTCTTTTACTGCTTTTAATACTTGTCTGATTTTACTTTCATTACCACCAAGCCATACATTAAAGCGTCCATACCCTTTTACTTTAGGGACTAACTGGTCTATCGTTAAACCGAAATCATCATTAATATATGAATGTGTAAATTTATCTATCTTCTCTTGGTCGTTCATTATTATCACTCTTTTCAGTATCATTTTTAATGACTCTTAATTTATCTTTAATTTGATCTGGGACTAACACGTCCATTTCTGCACAATTTTCTACGATAGATAAGCCCTCATTAGCGATATAATAGAAAATCGTAATCATGAGTAAGCCACCTTTTAATTGTAAAATCTGGTCAATGATGTTAGCTAAAATGATAATACAGAATATCAATAATTTTTTAGCAAAACCTTTCATTGATTTTTTAGACCATAGATTATTATTTTTAATTGCTTTAGCAAAACCAGTAACAACATCTACAATCATCAAAACAAATAAAAAATATAGTAACTTTAAATCACCTGCATATATGAACATGTGAAATGTTTCTGTTTCCGTAAATCTTAATTTTACCTCATTCATTTATACACCTACTCTAAATTTATTATTTAACGGGTTCTGTAACATTGGATTACCTGAACCGTCATTATGCCAAAATCTCACACCAGATTCCAAAATAGCTTTTAATTGTTCCATTAACATAGGGTCAATGTCACGTATTGTATAAGTACCTGTACATTTTAAATAGTTGCATACAGTCATACTGTTAATTGGTTCAATAAATGAATTATAATTATTTACTTCAAAACCAAACAACATATAATATTTTTGTAAAAATGTAATTTCTTTAGGTGACGGTACACTAATTTTCATCGTTAAACCGTTAATGCTATTTGCGATTTGGAATGCATTTCCCATTTCTGATTCAGTCACTGACGGGGGTTGTAAGGCTAAATCTTTATATTCTGCCTGTTGTTGTTTGTAGAAATTATATTCTTCATTAAACTTACCAAATAAAGCCGTTGGACTTAAATTACTTGCTACACTTACAGCGTCATAAAAACGTGATTTTGGGTCACTACCATTTAATACATTATCTATACGATTTGTAATTAATTGACTTTCTGCATTACGCTGTCTATTGGCTTGTTGTGATTGTCCTAAAATTCCGTTATTAATTAATATAGGTACTTGCGCAAAACTATTAAATGTTATATTTGTATTTAAGAATGAACCTGTATCAATTAATATATCTTTATTTTTAGCAAGTATCGGTCTATCATTTTCAGCACTGTTATAATCTACTGGATAAACTCGAACTTCATTATGATAACCAATAATAGATTTTGTTCTTAGTTTCACGCCTGTTTTTTCTGAAATTTTACCAGCGTCGAGTAACATTGTATTCCCATTCCAATCATAAAATTCAATCGTCATGTACTCATTACGTATCATATGCTTAAATTCATCTTTTTTAGACAACATCATCTCTTGAAGCTTTGAGAAACTTAATGATAAATCGTTTAAACTCCATTCTTTTGATTTTCCACCTTGTTTTAACGTCTTTAATCCAGTAATTTTTTCACTTGTTTTAACGTCCTCTAAATCTTTTTTATTAATAAAGTCTTTAGGTATCATTTGAACCTTTTGAAAGTTTTGTGTAATCCATGGATAGGCACTCATTTTATCCATAAAATTGATAAAATCCCCGTATTCCATGACGTATAAGTTAACTGGTGATGTGATATTGTCATATATCGTACCTTTAGACGTATCTAAGTTTGGCTCTTTTTTCGTACCAAATTTCTTTGATAAATCAGCGCTTGACTGGAATAACACTAAATTTTCCAAATACTGTTGCATTTGGTTATACACATAGTTTTTATTCGATACTTTTAACACATCATCATTGTTACGTAACATTGGTAACATATAGTTATACGTGCGTTTTGATAAGTGTTGACGTTCAATATTAACGTTTGAGAGTTGCTCTAATACATTACCTTGCGTGTACGTCATAATAGTATCAATCACAAAATATATTTTAACCACAACATCATTCACATATTCGATTTGATTCACAAACGCGTAATAGCGTCTATCCTCAAAATCTGATAAAAACGTCATGTAGTTAATCCCTTGTGCATTATGCCACTGCATATCAACATTGATTTCCATTCTATCACGTATAAAATTATACGGTTGTTTTGAATAGTCTAACGATTTAAAATGACGACCATTTAAAAAATAATCATCACGTTCTTTATTACTATTAAAATGAATCGTGTTTTGATAGTCTGTAAACGGTGTGTTATAGAAAAATTTAAAATTTGTTAATTTTCTCATTTTTACCTCCATAAAAAATAGTCGTATAAATAATTTATACGACTATTATATCATTTTTATTCAATGATTTGTGTATCTATTGCAAAAAGTTTATAACCATTTGAAAGCTCACTATCGCTATAATTTGATGTAACAAAATGTAATTCACCTTTAAAATTTAAGTACATTCTTGTATTTATCATTTTATTATCAATCGCACATTGTGTGTAGTGATGTGTTGTTTTTAAGTTTGCGTTAATCGTACCTAATTTAATATCACCGTTTTTCTTAATACCTTTAAATACACCTTTTAATTGTATTGTTTTTACGTCATTGATTGTAACAATGCGATATTTTAAAGGTGGATAAGCATTACTATTATTATCTATTGTAATACCACTTTCAAGTTGCACATTTTGCCAACCTGTATCATTTACACTTGTTTTTGAAGATTTGATTTGTTCTTGTAATTCTGTTTTAGTTGATTCGATTTTTTTACTTGTTTCAATTGTGTTGTTTGAAACCGTTGAAGCTAAGTTTTCAATACTTTGTTTATTTTGTCTGATTGTTTCTTTTGTAGCGATGATATCTTGTTTATTCGTTTCAATTGCTAATTTGTTTTTTGTATTTTCATCATCTAATAACAAAATAGCGTCATTGTGATTGTTTAATTTATTTGTATGTTCTGATTGTATATCAGATAAATTTTTAATTTTTTTATCTTGTTGTATATTATCCTCTTTAATATGAATAATATCTGTAGCGTTTTGAGATATATTATTTTTATTTGTAGCGATATCATTTTTATTTTTATCGATCGCTTTTGTGTTTGTATTAATTTTTTCTAATAATTCATCTTTAAATGTTAGCTTATAATAATCCTCATCACGTCTTATATATATGTTATCGTCTTTGGTTGTGATTAAGTCGTTTGCTTCAACTAAATTGTCGTTTAACTTCTCTAATGAATCAATACCCCTTAAACTTCTTACAATTCTATCAGCCATTGTTCACACCTCTTATTTGTATCGTTTCCAACTAAATTCAAAGAAAAATCCTAAAATACCCATTATGAGAACACTCCCCACGGAATACCAACACTGTAACTATTACCTGTTTTACCGTTCCATTGACGTACTGGTAAATAATAACGTGTCCCTTGCCAGTTATAACCAATCCATACATACCCGTCTGATAAACAAACTTCGTCATATGGTGTATAACCATTCGGTTGGAACCAATAGCCATTAGGTTCAGATAATTTCGGACTACCGACACGTGCAAATATTGGTAAAAAACCACATGTAAATGTCGCATTCTCATTTCTGTAATATGTGCCATATTGGTTTTGTTTCCATTTTCCGAATGTGTTTACTTTTGATGTTTCTAATTCGTTGCTGTTACTAGCAGAAAATTTTGGACGGATAAAGTGTGTTACACCGTCGTAATAATGTGTTCTGATTGTTGCTTTTTCCCAACCGTCAAAACCGCCACCTAACCAGTTTTGCTCTAAACATGTATAATAATCTAAATTACCACTTAACACACATTGAATATGTCCATATTGCCCATATTGTCCATTTGTATATACAGCAACGTCACCTAATTGAGGTTTAAAGCTCGGTGTATTTTCATACACCGTTGCTAATCCTTTAAAGTCGTTGTTAATGGCGTCTTTAGCGTTACCCCACATACGAACTTTACCGTCAGTAATGTAATAAACATAAGCAACTGCTAAGTCCATACATTGAAAACCATATGCTCCATCAAAGTCAACGCCAACACCCTCATGTTTATATATCCATTCTTTAGCTTGTTGTTGTGATTTCATTTATATCACTCCTATTTAATGTTTTGCTACCCAATCATACTCACGATGTGTATTTTTTACTGTTACAAGACTATAAAATTCTTTATATGTTGATGAATTTATTAATAACGTTTGTCTTACTTCACCTGAAACGTTACCACTTGATACTTGTAACCACGCACCTGCATCACCAATACCATTAGGTTTATCTTTAAATTGGTTCATTTGTGTTGAAGTAATGTAATATTCTCCAGGTAATGTAATTTTAGCAATCCAATAACCAAATTTTTTAGCCTCAACGTATTCTTTTTCAGTTGAATTAGTATCAATAACCGACCATTTACCAAATTCAAATTTTTGTGTATTTAAGTTATATGTGAAACTTCTTATTAGTTTCATCATTTTTCTTAATCCTGAATTTCTTGTTAATTCTTGATATCCACCTAACTGTTGTGTTTTTGGTGATACAAATAAAAACCAGCCTGCATCATCATTGATATATGGGAAATCATCCATAACTTTAGTATGTTCTGTCATCATATAATAAAATCCAGTTTCGGTAATTTGGCTTAAACTTGTCACACCATCTCTTATTGATAAAGCTCTACCGTCATCTTTCGTTAGTTTATAGTTTTGACCACCTTTTAACGTTAATGCAACAAAACGTTCATATTCACCAGTTTGAAAGAAACCATACAATAAGTTTTGTCTTTTTCCACCACCAGCAGTTGTATATGCAATTAATAAAGATTGTTTTTTAGTTCTAGGATTAACGTATAAATATATACCCTCAGGCTCTCTAAAATTATCTCTAGGATTTTCAACACCATGTTCAAATGAAACATCGTTTAAATAATAATCGTATACTTTTGATTTTGTTTTAAAACTATATTTTTGAATTAATGTTTTACTATCTAGAGCTGACCTACCACTTAACCAGTATAAATCATCACCATAAACTGCAATACCTTGCATAGGTCTGTATGGTGTGTTTTCTTTTACATCAATTTGTAGTTCTTTTTCTACATTGTCAATGTGATTAATTACATCTTCTCTTGAACGTACTTGTATTAAACCACCGCCATATCTAAATACTAATTTGTCATTTTCTTCATCCATAATAGGCGTAAAATATTCGTGTGAAGATGCTGGCGTGAAATCAGTTAATGCTTTTGCATCATCTACTGTTAATGTTGTATTATCTCTATAAGCGATTTGTACAAGTTTTGAAAGTGCTACATGATACAACCATATTTTTATCTCACCGTTACTTTTTCTTTCTAAAGCAATATTAGTACCATGACCACCCTCTACAATACGCATACTAGAAATTAAATCACCACTAGGCGTTAATTTGTTAATCCAAAAACCCTCTTTTTCTTGTGAGTCGGATTGTGTAGAGTACATTTGATTTGTTTCTCTATCAATTAATATACTTTGGTTTACAGCGTTACGAACACCACCAAAGCCCGTTACAAACTTTGGTTCAAGCTCATTTAATTCAAACCCATTAACGAAACGGTCAATATCTTTAATTAAGTCTTTCACTTCTGCTTTAAAGTCATTCATTTGTTTCATTTCAGCAACTTTAAATACAGCAAAAGCTGAAGTTAGTCCAGCAGAATATTTTGTAAACTCGTCATGAATGATTTTATCAATCGTACCGTCGTTTAACCATCCTCTAAATAATTCTTTAGCGTCATCTGGAAATTTTTTCATTAAATCGTCCCAATTTTTGAAACGTTTTTTTAATTCACCGTCATATTCCCAAATACGACGTGCCAATACTTCAATCAGTTGTGATAGTTTTGAAACATAATCATAATACGATTTTGAATTAGTATTATAATCAGCTCTATCATCATAGAACGGTGTATATGTTTCTCTTGTTTTATATATCTCATCTATGAATGGACGAATATCCTCAAAATATTTAAATTCATTTTCATTATATGCCATTATTTAACCACCTTACCAAATTTGTAAAAAACATCTTTTATCAAATTCGTTTAATATTTTTTTTCTTAAATCATATGCTTTATCGATATTATCGATTAAGTATTGTTTTGTGAATTGTGTACCTTTAGCATTTCCTTTTTGATTTTGATTACGTTTTGCGTTTTGATTACTTTCACTACTTGATTTATTCACTGATTTACCATTATCAATGGTATTGTTATCAGCAAATTGCAATGTTGTATTATCAACATCGATATTAACCTCACTTTGAGGTAATGTCGCAAATGCGTTTCTGTTTGCTGTCATACCTGTTGAATTGTCTAATGATGTAGCATTTTGATTTGATGTTTCATCTGTGTTATTTGTTGTGTCTTCATTGTGTTCTGTAAATCCTTGTGATTGAAGATATTTTTCAACTTCACTTGATGAATAAACAACGTTTAAATAATCCTCATGTGTAATACATACCGTAATCACTTGCATGCCAAACGCTTCAACCGTTTGCCTGTTAATTTCTCTATCTAAAAAGTGAATCGTAAATGATTTTTTAAAAAGTAAATCTGATAACTCATTTTTAAGTGAAAAACCTTTAAATACTTTTTCATTTACAATTACTTGTACATCCTTATCAAATTTAAGCATTTTTTGCATAAATTGAAATTCATCATCATAAAAGGTTAATTTATCGTTATTTACAAATTCATTAAAACCTTTTTTAATCAGTTCTGACTTTATAAAATCATATAATGTCATGGTATATCTAGCCATTTACATCACTACTTTCATCTTTAAACAGTGTATCAACCATTGAAATTTTAGACGTAGTTTCATCATCATAATACGGTTTAATATCTAAACCATAACGTTTTGATAAAAATGTAATCGGTTCACGTCCTTTTAAATAAATATTACTATTTGACGTAGTAAAACCACGATTACTTTTCGCTTCTTCATCAGATACACCGCTTTCTTTATCAACAGCGAGTGAATTTATGCCTAAATAGTTACTTAATTCACTGATTTTATTCTGATATTCTCGCTTCATTTCTGTTAAAGCAGGAATCACTGAATTACTTGTTAAATCAATAATATCATCATCTGCGTTGAACATCGGTGACATCTTAACAAATGGTGCGCCGTTATAAATTTCTGATACAAGTTGATTAATTGATTCATCGTTAATATCTGATTTAAATATCTTGCTGAATTTTGCTTGCATAATCAATGAAAAACGAGATAAAACAACCTCAGCTAATTCATCTGTATAATGTTCTATAATTTCAATATCACTATTATATTGAATCGGTTTATTTTGCATAACAACAAAATTTCCACTCATGCAATTATCGTATTGCTTATGAATTTGTAGACATTCATCAGGTATTAAATAGTCTGGAACAATGAAATAAATATCATCTTTTGTTAATCGTTTTTGAAATTGGAAGTTAAAGTTAGATGAGAAATTTGGTGCTTGGTTAAAATAAGTATTGTTAACATAACCAAGAATCATAATTTGTTTATTTCTCGCTTCTCCTACCACAACATTAATGTTTTGTCTTAATGCAGATTCTAACTGAATAAAATCTATACCAACCGTATCACGATTGGTATAGTTTATTAGTAGGGGTAAAAATTCCAAATAACGATTAAACATAAGACGTTTAAAACGGTTACGATGTTCAACTACTCTTTTATTAATTTGTTTTGACAGTTCAACATATAAACCTCTTTTGTTATTTGTCATAATTTACCTCCTATGTTTCACTATCTGGTTCTGGTTTAGGTGTTACATCTTGGTCAGTAATTAAAATTTTGTTAAAGAATGGACTTACAGCTTTAAATGAATAGTAATGTATCCAATGTGTAACCTCATCATACTCACCATTATAGAATGGTTGTTTTAACATACCTTTTGTATAGCGTTTATATTTAATTGAATTAATATCCAAAATAAACGCATATAAATCTGATTTTGGTTTGATTTCTTCAACGTTACCTGTAAACTCTTTAAGTTTTGAAACGTCATAAGTGAATACAGCATCTAAAGGAATAGTATCACCGATTTGTGCTTGATAATCACCGTAAGCACGTAAGAAATCAATTGTATCTTGATTTTGTAATTTAAATTCTTTCATTACTTTAAACACACCGCCTAAATCATCAAAGCTAATAACATGGTCTGTGAAGTCAATACCAGCGATTTGGAAAGTGTTCGCAATTTTTGTATCTAATAAATAAGATTTTAATGAATCTGTTGTTAAAATAACAATGTCTTTTAACTTAGACACAGTTGTGTATTGACCAATAGCACCACCAGAAGCACGATGTACCTCATTATATTTAGCGCTGTTGTTTTGTAAGTTGAGAATAGCTTCAAAAACTTTACTTGCTAAATCTTCTTTTGATGTTGTTTTGCGTATGTTTGAATCTGATAATTGATTTAACGAGTAATCAACTAACATTGCTCTCATTTCTTTTTCTTCTAATACATTAATATCAGAAATTTTCTTTTTATAAACACCTAACGCATAATTTGTAGCGTCTGCTAATGTTTGAAAATTAAAACGAACGTCGTTGTTGTTTAATGTGAATTTTTGTTTTTTTACAATACCACTACCATATAGCTTAGTAGCCATACGTGGATAATTACGTTTTAACATTAATTCTTCGTTTTTTGATAAGTCCATATTAATTGGAACAGTATCCATAATTACATATTCTTCTGAATATTGTCCGATAAAGTCTTGCTCTTTTGCTAACCAATTAAAACGGTTACCTAATGCAATATCAATTAATAATGTTTCATTAATTTTAGGGAATAAATATTTATTAACAAATGTTTCAAACATTGTGTTTGTATTATCCCACTTATCACCAAAAGTCCAAGATTTTGAATAATCATGGTTAAAATCTTGTAATGCTGATTTTGCTGATTTAGCAACTAATAAGGCAGATTCATTTTTTGTTGTAGCCATAATTTTATTATTCCTCCTCTACGTCTCCAGAAAATGTTTGCTTAGATAGTGAATGAATTTGAACCCCGTAACTATCTTCACTTTTATTGACGTCAATTGACATATTTTCATTTAATTCAGTACGTTTGTTTAAACGTGAATCTTCATATGATGTTCCCATCATAGAACGCATGTTGTTACTCTCATACATATTATTTTCCTCCTAATCTAAATCTAACTTATCGACTAATTCTTCATCTGAATAGTCTTTGTCGTTGTCATCTGCTTCAGTAACATCTGTTTGTGATTGTGGTTGTGGTTGTTGCATTTGTGATGTTTCAAAATTAGTAAATCGTTGTTCTAATGAAGCGATACGTTGTTCTAAAACAACAGGGTCAAATTTTGAACTATCTTCGTCAGTTGTAGTTGGTTCTAATTTGTTTTCATTTTCTTCTTCAATTGTTTCTACTGTTTTATCTTCAGTAGATTCTTCGGTTGATTCTGTTGATTCTTCAGTTGATTCTGAAGTTGATTCTTCAGTTGATTCTTCAGTTGATTCTGAAGTTTCTTCTTTGTCGTCTGGTTTTACGATTTCATCAAATTCTGTCATTTAGACACCTCCAAATATTTTATAACTAATTATATCATAGAATATTTAAATAAGTAAATTAAATTTATTTTAAATACAAATCATAAATTTTGATAAAAGTCAATAGATACATAAATTTTGTATTTGATGAATATGTTATAGGTTAGATAAGTTTTGAAGTTGTTGCACAGTTTTTATAAGTTTAGTAAAGAAATAATAAGTTAATTTATAAGTTTTGATTTGTATAATYGTTTATTTTAAACGGTGGGGAGGTGTAAATTTACAATAACTTTTTCCCT